CCTTCTGCTAGGCTGTGCGCCGTCGCGCCCAAAATTGTTGGATAGCCGACCGTTAATACGGTAACAGTAACAGCTTCCCCGCTAGTTCCGCTAATTTCTAATTTTGTCCCTTGACTTTCAATAGCCACTTTTTTTCCTCCTCATTAAATTTAGGGTAAAGAAAACCCTATTAATTTTCTGTTCCCCAAACCATATAGTCGGCGATGATTCTGTGTGTGCCGACATCAGGCTCGTAATAATCCCTTTCACTTTGAATTACGATTGAGTTCAAACTTACTGAATCAACCCTAAATATTTTTGTGTTAATTGCTCCTCTTATCGCTCTTGCTAATTCCTTTGCCGCCGCGTATGTTTCCGCCCATGCCTCAATCTGAAATCTCACATGAGCGATGCCGGATACTCCGCCAAGATGAACATCACTTGCGCCCGTAACTCTAAAGAACAGTATTAAAGGAAAAACGGGATTCTGCGGCAGTTCAGCGGCATAACATCTTGTGGTAATCGCCCTGACTGAATTGTCCGCAAGAATTGAGTATCGCAATGCTTCTTCAATCGTTGAAATCGCCATTACCTATTCAGCCCTTCAATCTGCTTTGTTGTTAGCTTTCCTTTTTCCGCTCGCTTCCTTAATCTTCTAGCCGCCGCGTAAATTTGTGCACGCAATTCTCGTGCAAGTATCTTTAGCGCAATCTCTTTTGTAGAATCCCACGCATTTCGTAAAAACGGATTTGGCGAAATACGCCCTGTAAACCTACCTGTCTTTTTTTGCGTCCTGTCTTTGGTGCCGAACTCTATAAGATGCGCATGAGGCGCGGACGAACCAACATAAACCGTAACTCTTGTCCTGTCGTATGTTTGCCCTTTTTTCTGGCTCGCTTTTAAGCTTGTTGATATTTTTAATGACTTTTCCAAATTGCCCGCATCTCCCCTCGGAACGTTCAGCTTTGCGACATTTAGAATAGGCGCGGCTGATTTTTTTAAAGCATTTCTAACCGCTGTTTTTTGCATTGATACCGTGGGAAGTTGCTCAAGCAGGTTAAGTAATTCCGGCAGTCCTTTTAATTTGCACGTGAATTCTTGATTCATTCCGCCCTCGCTCCCGCGTGGAGTTCTAGTCCCTCCCTGCGTCCTAGTTCTAAGCAAGCATAAATGTCATACTCTTTTCCGTCATATTCGATTATGTTTTCCACTCCAACATCTCTTCTCCACCATATTCTGAATTTAACATCGATGCTTGCCACCGTTTGTTTGGCCGCGTATCTTTCCGCGCCCCGTAAATATTGCACGTTTGCCCAAACGGTCGAAACATCTGACCATGTTTCGATTACTCCGCCAAAACTGTCAGTTGTTACGGTTTTCTTTTTTATAATAATTTGCCGATCCATTCTTCCGCTAATCATTAAAACTCCCACAACGGCGGCACTAAATTAATTAATCTATAATAAGTAATATCTTTAGGGCTTTCACTCATTTCGTTTCCTCGCTCCGCGTGGAGTTTTGCCGCCATATGTTTTATCGCTTGCTTTGCTATTACCGGAACATCCGCGCCGGTGTCTCCATATCCACAGGTGAAGGTGATATAAATAGGGTTGGATGGATAAAGCGTTGCTGAAGGCCATGAACAACCGTTTTTTAAAACTGCCCTGCCGCAATTTTCTCCGTTAGTTTCAACAATATAATCTTCAAAAGTATATTCCGTTCCGTCGGAGTCTTTATATTTGATAGAAAAATTATCTGATTGCAGATTGCCTAATGGTATTTTTATGTAATTAGAAGAGGGAAAAAAATCCAAATAGAGAATCCATGTTGCTGTTATCAACTGTCTTCTGGTATCGTTCTCCACGCTGTGTCTTGCGGCTTTCAGAATTTCTGCTAGATACGTGTCCTCATCGGTAACCGCAGCTTTCGTAACGATAGAAGTTCCGAAAGAACAGCTTGCAGTCTTCACGCTGGCTACGGTTCTTATATAAGATTTATTTCCCGTGTATTCTTTTTCATAAGTTGCGTTGTCCGTTTCCGTTGTTACCTGTTCGAAAGCTCCACCAGTCCAGTCTGTATAAGTAGAGTTGTCGTCGGATTCCTGAATTTTAACGTCAACCGTTCCGTTCGCTCCGCAAGTTCCGGCCTGAAAATATACAATAGCCGGATACCCAAACACATTAACTCCAGTTCCTTCCAGCGCGTATAATTCATTAACCGCTTGAAGCCCCGGCGCGATTGATTGCGTGCTTCCCAAGCTCTCGGCAAAAGTAAGTGAATCCAGCCTCAAATGTGCTTTCAATTCGGTAAGTGATACCGGCTCAACTATCGGAGCTGAAAATAAAATAAGTTTCATTTTTTTACACCTTACAGAAAACGCCCCTGGAACGCTATTTCTGCGCAACCCCTTTTGTCTTTTCGTAAGTTCTTAAAGTTCCCAATCCAAGCATACCAAACAAAAGCGTTACTAAAATTCCCATATCTAAGTAAGGCAGTTCAACTTCAGAGCCGCAAAGTTTTGCCACAAAAAAGATAAAGGGCATTAAAATGTAGTTATACGTAAATGCCGCCCCGCAAACCCAACCGAGAAATGGCCGCCACCCGGAAACAAAAACGCTTGAACTTGCCGCCTCGATTTTGTTGATTTCGGTCTGTGCGTTTTTTGCACTTTCCTCTAGCTCTAAAAGTTTAACTTCCAACTCCGCCGCTTTAGTCGCGTCTATCGGGGCTTTGCCTGTAATTGCCGCACGTATATCCTTCGCCAGCGACCCGATACCGCTAAACACCTCACCGACATTTATTTCTGCTATGCTTATTCCCATTAATACAACCAACAAACTTCCGGCGGAGCATTCTCCGTTTCCATATCATCAACATGAATATATGTTTTTCCTATGCCTATTCTCGTAAAGCCTGCCGCAATTAATCCGCCTAAAATTTTAAATCTTGTTCTGCTATCCACCGCCTTAATGTCTGCGGCCCTTCCTAAAATATGATTTTTAGTTTTTGAGCCCACTGCTTTATTGTGAGCATCACAGCGATAGCCAGAGTTAATAACGTAAGCCACGTCTGATGTTTCCCGCGCCCGGATAAGTTTTGCGAGAAAATCAAGTTGCATCTCGTTGCGTTGGCAACAAGGGCAGTTAAATTCTTCCAGTTTAAAATATTTCATTTCTCATACAGCTTATCTTTTATTTTGGTGGTGTCCGCTTTAATATCCTGAACAACATCGTAAATGGCCTCAACTTGCGTTTCGGTTTTTGTGATTCTTGATTCATGATTAATAAATCCAAGAAAAAAGAACCCGAAAATACCAATGATGAGAACAATCACGCACCACCATTTCACCGTAATCATTGTTTCCGAGGTGTCAGTATAGTTGTTCATACCCCCCCTACGCCGATGGGGTTGGGATTATATATCCGCCCGCTACCAATGTCCTGTAAACAATGTAAACAGTGCAAACACATTCATCGTCGGTCGCACCGCCTATAACCGTAAGCTGGATTTTTTTTCCGCTCGCAATTACTCCCTGACCGAAATAAGATAAGTGTGCACCGGCGGTTAAGTTTTCCGCCGCTCCCGCCGAGCCACCGCCGATTGTGAGTTGGATGATCTTTGTCCCCGCAGTCGATGATTGTAACATAAGTCAAGTCCTTTAACGAAGTAATTTTATTATACAGTAATACGACGAACTATTGTATGTGAAGCTCGGGTTCTTATAACTGAAATTGTAAACCTCTCCGCCTTTTGTACTTACGATTGTTGCACCGGAAGAAGATGGGGTGAGGACTTGCTTAAGTGAATAATTGTCTATTGTTGCCGAAGTTGTTGTGCCTGCCCATCCATGAGCTGTTCCTGAAATAACAGTTACATATTTGGTATGAGAACCCGTTGCTACAATTGATGATGATACGGCATTACCAACAAGTCCATAGATATAACCTCCACCACCCATAACAGACACATCCAGCGTTGCTTTAGTAAGGATGTTTTGCGTATATGAGTAGGACTGCGTTATTCT